GAATGTAACTCTGCAATCTTACTTTGAAACCCCGCCTCTTGTGGATGTTCAAGCATACATTGCCAAGGAGCTAAAAGAGAGAGAATGGGAAATAGTAGAAGTTCCTCAACAGCCTTGCTTTTGTCATGACTGGATAGATGGTTCTTGGGTCTTGGACGTTGATAGAAGGCGAGATGCAGATATTATAGAAGTCAGAGCGACAAGAGATTTTAAATTAAGAACAGAAGTTGATCCGCTGGCGGGAAATGCTTTGCGGTGGGCTGATCTGACAAATGCAAAACGGGCAGAGTGGACGCAATACAGAACAGACCTGTTGAATGTACCACAGCAGTCGGGATTTCCCTCGACCATAAATTGGCCTACGAAACCAACGGAGTAATAAGATGGCATATAAACTAGGAACACGTAGCTTACAGAACTTGTCAGGTGTAAACCCTGATATGGTAGCTGTAGTAACTAAGGCAATAGAGATCACTGAAGTAGACTTCACAGTTATCGAAGGTATTAGAAATATTGACCGTCAAAGACAACTACTCAAAGAGGGTAAGTCAACTACACTAAACTCTAGACACATCACAGGTCATGCTGTAGACATGGTTCCTTGGCCTGTAGACTGGGAAGACCTTGATAGGTTTGAAACTATGGCTGAAGCTATGAAGGATGCAGCAGAAGAGTTAGAGATACCTATTGTATGGGGTGGTGACTGGAAAAGCTTCTATGATGCACCTCACTTTGAACTTGATCGTAAGAAGTACCCAGCATGAGTAGAGAAGAAGATAATTGGCACCTCTCCAGAAGTGTACCTATAACTCTTATCTTCGGTCTTATAGCGCAAGCAGCAGCTATAGTCTGGACTGTGTCTATGATGATGTCAGACATTGAACGTAATGGTGAAGAGATCATGCGTATGCAATCCAGACTATCTATTGTAGAAGACGCAACGCAACGACAAGCAGTATCTATGGCCCGTATAGATGAGAACATTAAGGCAATCCGACAAACAGTAGAGAAAATGGCTAATGACCAGTAAGGATTGTTATGATAGACCCGTTTACAGCTTTAGCTGCGGTAAAGACTGCTGTTAGTGCAGGTAAAGAGCTTGTCTCAGTCACTAAGCAAATTGGTGAGTTCTTTGACGGTGTTGATGAGCTAAGGAACAACCACAATAAGAAAAAGAACAGTCTCTTCTCAGGTGATGATGAGAACAGCATGGAGACTTTTGTGAAGCTACAGAAGGCTAAGGATGCTGAAGAGGAACTCAGAGCCATTGTGATAGCTACTAGAGGTTACTCCGCTTGGGGTGAGCTACAGGAAATAAGAGCTAGGACACGTAGGGAACGTAAAGAGAGAGAAGCTGCTGAGAAGCTCCGTAAGCAAGAGATAGTAGAGAAGGTAGTTATTATTGGGGGTACTCTAACTGTGTTGTCTATTATAACTGGGATAGGTGTGCTTCTGATAATGTCATCAAAGGGAATGTTATAAATGTCTGACGGGTTACAAGGTATTGGCTCAATGCCTTTCAACATAGCAAGTGATATACACCATCAATCTAGGGTTCGTGAGAGTATTAATAACCACTTGGTAGAGCAGAGAGTTGAAAAAGAGCACAGGGCTAATCACAAACACCTAGAGTCTCTTAGAGAACAAAGACTAGATTTAGCTAAAGGGTACGATAGGTTTGGTGCAGAAACCCACAGCTTAAAATCAGAGTCTACTACTTTAAACATAGAGGTTTAACATGACAGTTGCAATGGAACGTATACTAGCTTGGAAACTACTACCACGACTAATGATGTTAGTTATGACTGGTATGTACATCAGAGTAATCGAGTGGTTTATGTCGCTACCCCCAGAAGCCATGACATCCCAAGCCACTGCACTGACTGCAACCGTCACAGGAGCTTTAACAGGAGCCTTTGCCGTTTGGCTAGGTAATGAAAAATGATTGGTCAAATAATAGGTAGTGTAGTTGGTCTAGCTACAAGTGTAATCGACAGTAAGACACAGATCAAACTTACTGAGGCTGAGATCAAGAAGAAACAGCTTACAGGTGAGATTGACTGGGATCTAGCTGCAATTCAGGCTACACAGAATAGCTGGAAAGACGAATGGATAACTTTACTTTTCAGTATTCCCCTGATACTAGCCTTTTGTGGTGACTGGGGTAATGCAATAGTCCAGGCTGGTTTTGCAGCACTTGAGACTATGCCAATATGGTATCAGTATTCCCTCGGTGGGATCGTATCAGCATCCATAGGAATTAGATCGGTATCTAAATTCTTCGGTAAATAAGTGAGGTAATTTGTACAAAACAATAGCTAGAGTATCAACCAGTAAGTACACTCTTAAACGACACCTAAGACGACGACAGAAGAAGTCTAAGAAGGCTAAGTCAATCTTAGACCTACCGCCCAGAGGTTTCTTCTCTTGCTTCTGCTGGGACCGCTCTTGCCCTAACCATAAATAAATACTGCAGACAAACTAAAGGCCCCTTGGATCTCTCCTTGGGGCCTTCTTTTATGAGGACTTACCCCATTGATGACAGAGGTAGTCTTTAACTACCCACCTATTTCCCTCTAGGGTCTGTATACCTAGAGCTAGGGACTTTAGACAAACATCCTCTGAAGTGTATAAAACAGAAGGTGATACGCTCTTACAAGTTGTAGTGTCTAAATGGCACGTCAATATTATCGCTGTCCACATCTGGATTCTCCAATATATCTATAAGCCTTTCGAGATACCAGATACACTTCCTAAGATCTTCTACAGGCTTTTTCTTATAAGGCCATCTCCAAAGATACTTAAAAGCAGATTGCCAACAATAGGCAGCGTGAGTATTTACAGCTGCCCCCTCAGTCATAGCTTCCATAGCGTCTATACATTCTATGGTACTATTGTAGTGAGGTGGACTGTTAACGTAGTCCACCACTTTAGTTTTATTCAACTTTGATAAATCCCATTTAGCCATTAAAACGGTGGCTCCCCATACTCGTCAAGCTCTACTCCTTTGTAAGACATATCGACTTCATAGACTTCATCTTCTACAGGTGTATCTGTGAAATCTTTTTGTATTACTCCCATGTCACTTAAGTGCAAGGATAGTTGAAGGGGCAGTTGGTTTTCCATTTTAGTCTCCTAAGTTAAATCTACTATTTCACAAACATCACCGCTACAAGCCATCGTTTGCATACCAGCGGTGTTGTCCTCTTGTTCATACTCCGATAACTGAGACCAGTCAATAGCCTTTGGCATCTTTTGTGAAAGATCAAAATACTCTTCCATTGTGCAATCTTGATAAGGTGCTTGCTGATAAGTGTGATCTGTATGAGGTAAGAATGATACCCCTGACATTTCATCAAAGTGTTTATAAACAAACGCACCCACTTCCATCCACTCATGGTCACGTACAGATATCGTTACGCTTGGCTTATGCTCACACCATGACCTCTGATAGATCAACCATGTCTCCAGCTGCTCTAGGGCGCTCATATCGTTCCTAGTAACAGAGAAAGGTGGTGACTTAACTGGGAAACTGAATACTGTGGTAGTGTCTCCCTTCATTACACAAGGTTCATTAGGTATCCCTTTGTCCTTCATAAACTGTGTCAAGGGATCTTTATTGTCACCACGCACAGTGCGGATATAATAAGGGCTGTGGCGAGCGTGTATTCCACTGGCACTATCCACCAGTTGAGATACTGTTCCCGATGGTTTCACGCAGCTGATAGCAGTAGAACGAGGTATACCAAGACGGTCAGCCCATTCAGCATTAGTATCAACAGCCACGGTGCGTAAGTGCTCAAGGGTATTCTCCAAGCCTTCGTTCCTACAGGTCATTAAAGCGTTATCCATTATGCCTGTGAGTGACACACCGAGCAGTCGCTCTTCTTCGGTGTTGGTAGTCCACACCTTTCGCAAATACGGAAACTTGGTGTAGGTTGATTGGATAGTTCCCAGTATAGTTGCCAGACGGACTTTACGCTCAAGATCTTCCAAAGTGTCCGTATCACGTACAACACACTCCGTAAGATTGCAGAACTGATTAGGGCGCAAAATGATCTCACTGCACGGGTTAGTACCGAACTCGTAGTTAGGATCACGTCTGCCATTTTTTGCAGCTTGTACTTTACTTGCTTGACGATTGAATACACCACGTTCCCCTGATTTACTTTCTACTAGAGCTTGCCATTCCCGCATGAAGGTTTCCATATCGGGCTTCTCTGTGTAGCTCACACTATTGTTAGCCAATGCACGATGGGCTGCTGTCTCCCACCACTGTCCTGACTTAGCATGACGCATACGGTCATCACTCAGGTTGGACAGAGAGATCATAGCACTACGGCGTACCCCACCAACTACAACAATCTGACCAATGAAACACATAAGATCATGGCACTCGATAGATGACAGCTTACGACCTTGAGCGTTCTTGAACGTAGTGATAGCAAAGTTAAACAGCTCTACTAAAGGTGCAGGACCACTAGCTCTACCACCAAACGTCTTAAGTCTAGCACCTGCAGGACGTACCAAACCTATATCCCACTGAGGGATCTCACCAGCCCAGAGAAGTGCAAGTACTTGCCGAAAGGCTTTAGCCCACCCTTCCTTACTGTCTTTGACAACGATTGTAGTCTCACTGTCAAACAGCTCAGGAACCTCTGGTAGTTTCTGAACAAACTGCCTCTCTACTGAGAAGCCTACACCTGTACCACAAAGCAAAATAAACATAGCTTCATCAAACGCTTTAGGGTCATCCACAGGCAAGTAGCTACAGTTGTACCCAGCAGTATTATCCCTAGTCAACGCTGGACCTGCAGTCATCATAGCTCTCATAGAAGGCATAACCTCTAAACCTAATACAGCTTGCTCTAGCTCAGATATGTTGTACTCAGGGCCTACTTTTGGACGCACTACATTAGTCATATACCGAGAGACAGTTTCGCTCCAGTCTTCCCGACCTTTTCCATCGAAGTACTTTGCATATCGAGACTTAGCAATAAAAGTCTGGTAGTCTGTTGGTAAATAATTATTCATCTGTTGTCACCTGATCCTTTTATCTTTCCCAATTTCTTACGCTTGTCTAACTTCTCTAAGTTTAACAAAGCAATCTCTGACAGAGTATAGCCTAAATCATCCGCAGCTAAGGCTGCATACCACAGAGTGTCTCCAATCTCCTTAGCTATCTCAAGCTTATTCATACGACCATCTCTGATCCACTTCTTAACCTTGTCAGCTACCTCTCCCGCCTCACTAGCTAAACCCAGTGCAGGGTAAACTAACTTGAAGCTTTTATCATAGATAGCAAAGCTTTTAGCTTTCTCTTGGTACAAATCCATATCTGTACCCGTAAGATCAGTAGCTACACTGTCAATATCATCCTGAGTTATCATCGTCATACATCTCCAATTCTACGAAACCTAATTCATCTAAAACTATAAGAACACTTGGCATATCCGTCTGGCTATCCTCTAGTATTCTATCAATACCGTAAGTCTCTAGCAAGTCCAATACTTCATCATAAGATCTATCTACATCACTCATCTGCGTACTCTTTTCTAAGAGCAGAGAGAGATATCCACTGAAGATCATAGTTACCGTTGTCTACATATCTTTTGACCACCGCACCGGATCTCCACTCGCGGTTAGCTTGCCCAGCCCAACTCTCCTCTTTGCCTTTGAAGCAGCCAGCCACAAGACCGTTGATCGGATAAGGACTAGCGTCAGCTTTATGGTAATAAGAGAATTTATGACTATGACCGACAGTAGCAGAACAGGCCAGCTTTTCAGTAAGAGAATAGCCATGATGCTTAGTTGACATAGCAGAACCATAGTTACCAGAAGAAACATAATGACCGTAGAGTATACCATCATAGTGAGCGAGGGTGGGGGCTGAGTTAGAATATTCATGGTAGTCATTGAACCAGTGGTCTGTCTGCAAGTGCTTGAAGGAGATTCCGTATTTATCCCCTTCGAGCCGTGGATCAGTCTGTATAGCCCTCTTAATCCTATTCTCATGATTACCTTCAAACCCTATCCAGCTTGACCTCTTGTACTTCCTTTGGTTAGGCATATGGCGCAACTTCTCCATAGCATCGTTGTAGCACTCAATGTCTTTCTCGTAGTTCTGAGAGACAACAGCTTGAGGACTACGAGTGTCAAAGCTGTTAAGAGAC